CGATAGCCGGTTCGTTCTTTATAACCGCCACCGTGTCACCTCGTCAGGGGTACGTAATTCCTTGTACGATTTTTACGGTTCCGTGCATGAACGGCCAACGGACCCCATAAGAATCAATCATCACGAGATCGTAGAAGTAAGTTCCAGGATCGAGACTGTCCTGGATGTCAGCAGCGGTTACGTTGAAGTGTATGACCCGCTGTACGACGTCATCGGTTATGATCCGCCCGTTGGCGGTCGTGAGCGACAGCAACGGTGTCTTGTCGTAAGCGTTCAGCTGCACGTCCATCTCAAATGTGCAGCCAGTAAGTGTCCACGTCAGATCGTCGGGATCGTCGAACTGGTAGGCGTCGCTCCAACTGCCGTTGTTGTCGACGACCATGGGCTCATATGCCGAAGTAACGCTATGCTTGTTCATGGCGCTATCTCAACGGCGTTGGTGTCGGATTGACGTTGTACGTGCTCATGCCGCGCTTCTGACCCGTCACCCGGAACTGCTGCGGATAGGCCCAGGCCTGCGAGCCAACGGTATTCGCCCGCATCATCGCCACCCGCGCCCGCGCGATCTTATCGCGGAACCTGGTCAGATGGAATTGCGCCAACGTAGGGTTGGAATAGCTCTGCCCCGGCTGCAGCATCATGTTGCCGAGAATGCCGTTGAGAATCGCCTGACCGTGCGCTGGCAGCACCCAATCCGGAATATGCGGCGGCACGCATTCCAGCGGATCGGTCACGTTCTTGACGACGATGGCCGTCATCGGCTGTGTGTTCGTATACGGATAAAGAAAATGCACCGTCCCGATCACCGGCATGACCGCAGATTGCGGTACGTTGTTCTGATCCAGTACACCGTACAGCCGCAATATCCGGCCAGTCGACGGATGCAGCGGATAGTCCAGCAACTCCGGTATCACCGTTATGCCGATGTTCTCCTGCCAGCAATTCGAGTCATTGAAAAATTCATCCAGCACATCGAACAGCTGCGCCTGCATGGCGGCCTGCGAGGCCCCCATCAACGCAGTGTCCGCCTGTCCGAGAATTTTAACCCAGTAGCCCGCAAGGTTGGATTTGCTCATTGTCCTTGTTGTCCTCCGCCTGGCCCTGAACCACCGGCCACGCCAGGCAACGCACGGCCGACCAGTCCGGCGCTGAACAGCGCGAAATATGAAGTCGCCCGGCTGTCCTGGACGTCCTCTTGATCGCGTTCCAGCGCGTGCGCGCACAGCCCGTGCAGGATCGCCAACCGGAACTGCGGCTCCATGTCGACGTAGGTGTCATCCACCTCAGTGAACGCCTGCGTCTGCCCGCGCGTCTGCATGTTAAAGATGAACAGATCAGTGCGCAGCCGCCGTGCTTCCAGCAGAGTGACATTTAGAGACGTCAGCAAGGAAGCGTCGTCATACCGATAAGGCGAAATGATATCCTGCAAGAGCGTGCGCGCGGCGGCAACGTAATCGGCGACAGTGGCAAGCGTCGGCTGATCGCGGTCGCTGAAATTCCCGAAATAACTTGCGCTAGTCGGCATGGGGCTTCTCCAGAGACGGCCACACACATGGAACTAACATTTATACAAAGGGGGCTGTAAACCCCCTCTGTATACAATGAGCGTACCTTATCCGCCCGAGATGACCTGCGCCTGACAGAGCGCCGACGAATCGACTACTTGATATCCATAGATTTGCAGACCACGAAGGATTTGACCGAACGTCAATTCGCTCCGAAGCGTCTCGACCTTGCTGATCTGGCTGGCAAACGTCAGAGCGTGGGCGTGGCCAGCAAAGATCGGATACTCGCCGGCCGCGAAGTTGGTCGAATCCGTCGTGGCGGTCGGCAGCAGGTTCGAGATATACAACGTGAATCGATCAATCATTCCGAGCCTGCCATTGCGCAGCATGGAGACCGGATCGCCCGACAGATATGCCTGGCGCAGTTCCGACTGCTTGATCTGCCGCCCGGCCCATGACGGCAGCACCACCCAGCGGCCCATCTCGGGAATGTTCTGCTCGTCCAGGCACTGCCCCATCTTCAGGAGCAGATCGATCAGATTGGACTGGCCCGCCGTCGCACCCTGCCCAACCACCGTGATCGGCGTGCCCTTGATCCCGAGATTGATGTTGGCGGAAATTTTCCCGGCCGCAGCACCCCGGTTGGTGACTGCCTGGGCGCCGCCGACAATGCCGTCCAACACTTCCGTGTCGACCGCGATCTTCAACTGCTGAGCTGCGTCGTCGCTCCATATAGACAAGACATTCAGATCGCTCTGCACCTCCATCACGTCGTCGAGGATCAGAGAGAAGTAAAAGCCGTTGCCGATGTAGAGTTCGACCGAGCCTCCAGTCGGCCGATCAAGACCAAGCAAACCATCCGCCTGATACTTGCGGATCGTGATCGTAGGCTTCGTCCGGATCTTCACCCGGTCGCCCTGATTGGCTATCTCACCTTCGTAGTCGGTCGATCAGCAATCAAACAGGATTGACTGTTTGATCTGCTTCCCACTGTCGCTTACGCTGTTGTGCGCCCGGCCCCATAAACGACGGAATATCACGTACCGTCGCCAGAAGCCTGGCCACCTCAGCGCCCGGACCACTCAGTCTGTGCGGCTGGACTTGGAGTTGTTTCATCGCCAATTGGATACGCTCCGCGTCGCGAAAGTGCCCCATCTTGGCGCAACCGAGAAGGAAATAGGCCTGATCGTTTTTGAGCACCATGTGCTTGGCCAATGCAGTTTTACCACTCTCAAACATCGAGCGGACTTTGGCCGCGTCCATAGACAGCACCCAACTAACCATCGACGTACCATTCTCGGTTACAAACTCCTGAACGGATCCTCCGTAAGCCTTCTGCAACAGATCGATACCAACCCGTTCGAAGGCTTCATCGCATACCGAAAGCACCGGCTGTGCCGACATGCCCTTTGGAATGCGAATTGCGAAAGACCCATTCCCGTCGATATATCCGGCGGCCCATTTTCGTGTCGGATGTTTTGGCATAGGTGAGGCGCCTCTCGCGGCGTCAAACCTTCGCTTCCCAACCTGCACGTCCATGACATCGCCGTTCATACCGATGGCGCAGTCGGCAAGTGCTCTTTTCAAGACCAGGAACTTGCGAAGCCGCATCAGAACGCTGACAGCTTTGGTACCCGCCACATTCCAGTGATGAGTGCCGCTGTACTCACGTATTCCAAAGCAGCCCCACACCTTTTCCAACGAAGGGGGTGTTAGGCTGGACGCGATCAACTCCATGAAACTCCGGCCTGGCGCTTTTTGATGAAACGAAACCACCGCATAAGCTCGCTGCGGTCCTGTTCCATCCCAATTCTCGCGCCGCATTGGCGGATTCCACATGAGGTGAATGCATCCGTCGCTATCCAACAGTCCTGCAAGGTACTTGTCGCTGAGCCGGTCCTTGCCTCTGGTTCCCTTCGGTTCCAGTTTTTCAGGTCCGGTATTGCTCGAACTACCGTTTAATTCGAGATCGCGCTCAACACGGTTGAGGCGTAGCTTTCCGACAAAAGTCGGACCGACTATCGCTTCAGGGGTAACCCCTGCTGGATCACTTAGTCTGTGCGGGTGCGTGCTCATGCTTCCCTCGGGTTCCAGCCAACTATGAAGGTTCCCGTTTTTCAGATCCAGTTTAAAGAAGTCCTAGCGAACTTCTCGACCAGCTTAGCTGCATTCAGAGCTGATCAAATTTGGCCAGCTTGGAACCAAATTTCAGGGATGAATCCCGTCGATTGGAGTAGGTTTCCGGTAGACCCTACGGGGGTCAGGGGCGGGACTGAGCCTGACGTTGCGCCAGGAAAACCCGCACTCGGGATAGCCATGAGGGTAGCTCCATCGCTTGGGAGCTACCGGTCCTTATAGGATACGGGCGGCCCCCGGTTTATCGGTAGCGCCCCTCGCGCTGGGCTGCGAACATATCGGCCTCCAGCCGAGCCCACTCGGCTTCGCGACCGACATACGCACCTTTACGGTGCTGTTCGTACAGCTGCTTGACTTGGGCGCGTG